ATGAACAAAATAAGAAAGATTTTGATGAATGGAAAGATAAAATTATACACGTAATTGTTGAAGATAACCCAGATGATGAAAATCCTTGGGTACGGGAGACTTATCAAAGAAATTGTATAACAAGAGGACTTATAGAACTTTCAACCGAAGATATTGTTATGATTTCAGATGTAGATGAAGTTCCCAAAACTGAAATCATTATAAAACTTCCTAAATCATTGGACACTATAAGTTTGCACATGGTTACATTTAATTATTCTATCGAATATTTTCAAACATTTGAAAAATGGTTCGGAACTGTTATATCTACAAAGAAAAACGTAGTTGATAAAACTCCCCAATATCTCAGAGATAATAGATGTAAATTTCCACATGTAGAATTTGGTGGATGGCACTTCACCTCGTTCGGTGATGTAGATTTTGTATCTAATAAAATTCACAATTTTTCCCATTGTAATGACGACGATGTAGACGAAAATATGACTGAAACGTATATGAAAGAAAAATTATCACATAACGGTAAATTTAAATTAACACCTTCACCACCAGAACTTATAGCATCTTTACCAGATATTTTCAGATAATTAACTTAAAAGATCTAATAGCATTACATATATGCATCCCACACAACTTTATGTGGATATTTGCAAACGTCTCAAAACGTATTTTAAACCTTTTAAAACAAATTTGAAAAAGGTTAGATTTGGGCCACACGGGGATGGTGGGTACGTAGCTATAGATATGAAAGAATGTGACGCTTTGTATAGTTATGGTTCAAACGATGAAATTGAATTTGAAAAAACATTTTACGAAAAATATAAAAAGCCATGTTATGTTTATGATCACACTATAAAAGAGATAACTGATAAACCTAAATATGTACACTTTTATAGAGAGGGTGTTTCGTCTAAAAAGGAGGAAAATTTAAATACTATTGATGCACATATAGAAAATAATGGACACACTGAAAATACTAATTTATTTGCACAGATAGATGTAGAGGGAGCTGAATGGGATTCGCTCATAGCATCTAAATATCTTAAAAATTTTTCACAGATGATCATAGAGTTTCATTTATTTGGAAATCTTCTATCATACGATAAAAAGATAGATGAACTTTATCAACATTTAAATAAATATTTCGTATGTGTGCATGTTCATGGAAATAATTACCCCTTGGTTCCTTGGATAGATAATAATTTTCCTATGGTATTTGAAGTAACGTATATTCGCAGGGATTTGGCAGATACTATAGAACCTGAGACTGAACCTTTCCCAATCAAGGGGCTCGACTATCCAAATTATATAGGTCGTCCAGATATGCACATAGATTATTATATCACATAATCCCCGGAACCATTTTGATCTTATTCACGTAGTATATATAACCACCTACTAGAGCTGCGAGTGCCAATAAAATATAATTAAATGATATCTTTTTACGTTTTTTCTCAGTTTCCTTTATAATCTTTTCAGCTTCTTCTTTAGTCGGAAGTCTTTCCACGCTCTGATGTAATTTTTCAATCTTACCTATGAGAGCGTGTATAGCTTCTAAAATCTGTGTTTCTTTGGAAATGGGTGTTTCTTTATGGTCAACGGTTGTGACTTCTAATATCATGTGCCACTTCGTAGCTGGGTTTAGTTTTACATAATCCCCGTCATCTTGTTCTTCGAATATTTCAAAGTCTAATTTTTGTATAGACATGGGGTTGAAATAATTTGTTTTTCTGTTGAAGCTTTTCCATTGTTTATCTCGCAAAACAATACCATCCGTTCCGGTAAAGTGTCTCTCCAAAGGTACACGTGCAAAAATATGTCCGTGGCGTTCATCGAGCATTTGCGCAACTTGAGGTATATTTGGACACAAAACATCCACATGTTTTGCTATGTTAGTGTTTAGGTCAGTCGTAGTGGCTCCAACCTGTGTTATGTAAAAATCTACCATCTTTACACCTAATACGCGACTGAAATCTTCCACGTGTGTATTAGAAGTTAGTGATAGATCTAACGAAAATGTATTATTAGTTCCATTTACATAGCTGGAATCAACTACTATGTATTGAACTTTTTTAGGTATATCGTGGATTGACACCATTCTAATATTCTCACAGAAATAAAATTCACCTAAGTTGCGACGATGTTTGTATTTTTATCAAGTAAAAATGGAATTCTGTGTACCGTGTATATCTCCCATGACCCAATTAGATGAATATATCAAGGATAATTTATTTGCTGATGAACTGCGAAAGATGTTTCAAGATATTGCCAACGAGAACGACAAGTTGCGAGGGGAGATTAGCGAACTCAAGAAAAAGGGAAAAGTTTCAAAAGTAAAGGTTGAGAAAATCAGATGCCCGTGTCAAACGGCTAAGGGTGAGCAGTGTAAAAAGTTTTGCGCAGAAGGTTTGCAGACGTGTAAAGTCCATGCGCGTCCTCCCAAACCCGCTAAACAGCCAAAGCCTCCAAGAGTGAAGAGACCTGCGTGTACGGGAATCAACATAAGGGGTAATCCGTGTCGCAATAAATGTATCGAAGGTGAGACATTTTGTGAGAAGCACGATCCTTCCAAACCTCCGACGACTAAAAAAACAAAACGTCCTAAAAAGAGAGAGGTCCCCGTTCATAATCATGCCCCGGGAGAGACTCCGTCAGAACCTTGTGCACTTTGTCAAACGCACGGTGATATATTCGATCCTAATATCGTCAAAGTAGAGTTTATGGAATCTCAAGGAGATGATGGATTGATGCTAAAAGATAGAATTTAAAACCTTAGTGGATATAAATTGTAATGAAAATAAGAGAAATGTCAGCTATTCGAAGATTAAACGTTTTACAAAATCATTTTAGAAATTTTTCTCCTTTAGCTTTATCCGAGCAAGTATTATTCGAAAATAGAGCTCCTAAAACTTTAGAAATTTTTCCGGAAATTCCTAAAAGATTCTCTATTCATTTGGATATTAATCACGATCACAAGTTAATAGAATTTGAAACTGAGAATATGTCTGTACACGACAAAATTAACGTGTACCTAAAATATAAGGACCACGTGAGACAGACGTATCCAAATTATATTGTCAAGGAACGACATGAATAATACCTAAGTCTAGTGAATGTTTCTTATATTTTATGAAAAATGAAATATTGTACGGTGACGAGTTCTATGTCTAAGAAATCTGTCGAGGTGGATAGCACGAATCATATGTGCGCGGAAAGGCAGTTAATACGAAGGTTATATAGGGAATGTATACGAAAGGGGTACAAGCCACACCAGTTTTCTGATTGGGTTCACCGAAAGTATGGACACCTCATAATATCTAGAAATACAACGTATGGTGCGGGTATATCAATGCCTTGTGTTTTATGTAGAAAGATGATAGAACGATACGATATATGTTGGATGGCATATGATGGAGAGGAATGGGTGCACAGTGTAAAAACTGCGGTGCTACCCCAATCTATTCCTACGAGAAAGCAGAAAGACGTTCTCGGTTTTGGAAAATGCACCTAAGTTGTAAAGTAGTATTATTTTTGTAAGATGAACATATTTTTTCTTTCATTGAATCCTAAGGAAATCGCCAAACTGTCATGCGATCAACACGTCGTTAAGATTCAACTCGAGATATGTCAAATGTTATACACCGCTTGGTTTTTTTCGGGTCAAGAAGAATACGTCAGAGAACACGCCCCCTTGACGAAAGATGGAAGTAAACGTGGATACAAACCCGCACATAAGAAGCACCCCATGACCATGTGGATAGGTTCCAGTATCAAAAATTATATGTATGCTTGTGAAATCGGACTCGCTCTCAGTCATGAATACACAGAGCGGTACGGAAAAATTCACACGTGTGAACACCATTTGCGTTGGTTATACGAAAATTACCCATCTCATTTCGAAGAACGTAAAAGTGAGACTGCTTATTATTCTATAGAGGGTATTCCAGAATGTATGCCCGAGCAATACAAGTCTCCAGATCTTGTATCAGCTTATAAAATGTATTACGTCGCCGACAAAGCCCCCTTTGCGAGATACAAGTGTGAAAGACCTAGTTTTATGTGTTAATTAAATCTTGGAATGTAATAATATCTTCTGTATCTATTAATTTTGAATATTCAAGTTCGTCATCGTCAAAGTAGAGGGGGTTTACTCTCGCTTCATGAAAAACACGCTCCAAAGTGAACCCCATAGTGTCAAACTCTTTTAAGATAGATCTCAAAAGATCATCATCCAGATTTTCTAGACAAAACTTAAACTTACCCGCGGAAAACTCTAGTCTTTCCATGTAATTACCTTTGACGAAAACATTTTCTTTTATAAATTCTTTTAGATACGATTCTTTCATAGATTTGATTCCATAGTCATCTAATAGATATTTAAACCCGGGTGAAACCTTTTTAATAAATAATCGTTTTTTATTCGACAGAGGCATTGTTATATAGTATTAGTTAAAATAATATCTCTAAGATGAATTATGAACATAATTCGAAATATATGTCCACACCAAAAAAGACTTATTCAGTGTAGTGTATGTAATGGGGGTGGTATATGTATACATGGAGATATAAGAAGTATGTGTCGCAAGTGTGTATATTCTGAAAAGTGTAAACATGGATATTCTAAAAAGGCTTGTAGTATATGTTCAAATAAATAATTTCTCCAACTACTATAAGATGGATCGTAAAATTTTGATCCTGAGTATAACCCTGGTGGT